TTGTTGGTGTTTTCAAACATGGAACACACGACCAACAATCACATGGTAACTGGGCAGGAACTCAAGGTAAAACACCTAACATGGTTGAGAACAAATCGGGCAAAGGTTCTGCTGGAGCAAATAGTGAAGCAAAAAATTTGAGAGACAAAGTTTCAAAAGATGAACCAGCAATCACAGGTCTCATGGAAGAAATCGCAACCAATGTCAATGGAAGACTAGAAGGTTTAGAGTTCAGATTAAAAACTGAAGAATCTTTAGCAAGAAAAATTGACAATGATGCTAAAGGGTTCGGTGGCGATACAGCGAAGGCAGCAAGTAAAGTAAGTGATGCAGTCAGATACACCTTGATTATTGATTCAGAAAACTATACTGACGGAGTTCAAACAACTTTGGATACATTAAAATCTAATGGCTTACAGGCAAGTAGAGTTAAAAACTTTTGGCGAAAAGGTGACGACTATCAAGGAATTAACGCTAAAATACAACACCCGAATGGTTACGAATTTGAATTACAATTCCACACTCCACAATCTTTTGAGATGAAGCAAAGAGTTCACCCATTGTATGAAGAGCGTAGAACTTCTTCTGACCCTAAAACTCAATACAAGTTATACAAGAGAACAGCAAGACTTGTGAATCGTCTAATAGCCCCTATGGGTGTTTTAGCCGTTGGTGAGTTGGCTGCTAACCCTCTAATACTTGGTGGTCGAGAAATCTTTATTAAGGCTTTGAAAAAGTTTTTTGGTGATAACAATGTATAGATATTTTGTAAGAAACGATAAGAATGAGATTCTATCAGTTTATAGATTAAAAATTGATGATGTGAACGAAGAGTTCATTGAACAAGTTTGGTTAAATAATGGTTGGGTTGATAGTTCCCCACGCATATTCAATTATCTTCTTGATGGTGATACAGACATTGATGAAGTATCCGAAGATGAGTTAAGACAATATGTGCCTAAAGTTTTGAATGAAACGACAATGGTTTTAACAAAACAATTTGATGTTTCTAAAGCAACCGATGAGAAAAAATTCACTCTTGGACCTATGTATATTCCAAACCAGATAGATGCACATAACGAGTGGACAGATGATTCAGAACTACAACAAGCAGTTTGGAAATATGTTCAATCAGGTGATAGAAGAATCAGATTGCAACATAATCGTGATGTGGTTGCTGGCGAATGGGTTGAAATAATGACTTTGCCTTATCAAACACAAGTCCCTATGATGAAATCAGATGGTACAACACAACCAGTTAATTTTCCTCAAAATACAGTTTTTCTTGGAGTTATTTGGGAAGATTGGGCTTGGGATAAAATCAAAAAAGGTGAAATAAGAGGTTATTCAATCGGTGGTCGTGCCGAGCGCATGTATGTTGATTTGGAACAATAATGAATCAACCAACACAACCACCCTTTATTCAAGCATGGATTAAACAACTTCTTGACCCACAGTTTGTCAAGTTAATGGAAACAATTCCTTATGACCAAATTGATATAAAACTTTCTGCTTCTAAAGGGAGGGTTAGGAGACGACCAGTTGTTATCCTTAATGGAGGACCAACAGAGTACGACCAGTTAGGATAATAATGAAAACTGTCATTGAAGATACTATGGCAGTCTTGGCGAGTTCAGGAATAAATTGCGAAAAGATTCAAACAAACCCGGGCTACTTCGGATTTTTAATTAAAAGAGAACCAAATCGTAAAGCATATTTCGTTTGGCGTTCAATGTCGCAAGATGACTACCAGTTCATTGGTGCAAAGTTTTGGGCAGATGACCAACCAACTTTAGGTGCGACTGAAAGAAATTTAATTATGGCAATTTCTAAAGTTCAAAATTCATAAAACAAAAAACACAACCCAAGTTGTGATAATATCCTATTATCGAGACCCGAGGGTTGTCGCATGTTTTGTTATGCGACAACTTATTTTTATGTAGGAGGGTAACACCTTGGCGAAAAAAGCCAAAAAAATGGTCAATCTTTCGATAGAAGAAACATCAGGAGTAGACCACCCTGCTCATTTGACTGAAGGCTGGCTTGTTATGAAGTCTGCTGGTGAATCAGATGTAGAAAGGGTTCTTGATGAAACGCTCAACAGAGAGGACTCCACAATGGAGGAAACTGTAAAAGAGCAAACTGAAGAAACTCCTAAAGAAGAAGCAATAGTCGAGGCTAGTGCAGAAACAGTAGTTGAAACTCCTGTTGAAGCAGTTGCAGTCGAAGGCGAAGCATTTTCTGAAGAGGAAGTTCTAAAGTCTGCCCCAGAAGCAGTAATCAAGATGGTTGAAGATTTGCGAAAAGCAAAAGAATATGCAGAAGCCAAGGCTAACGAAGCAATGATTGAGTTGCAAAAGCAACGCGATGCCCAAGCCGATGCTGAAGCAATCGAAAAAGCAAAAGCATGGTCTCATCTAAATCTTGATGCAGAATTTGTTGGAAAATCATTACGCCAATTAAATTCTGTTGACACCAAATTAGCAAAATCAGTTGAAGACATCTTGACATCGGTGAATGCTCAAGCAGAATCAGCAAACATTTTCGCTGAAATTGGTAGCACTATCAATGCAACCCCTGACAATGCTTATGGTCGTATGACTATCATGGCAAAGTCTTTGGTTGAGTCAGGAAAAGCATCTTCCGTAGAAGCAGGAATTGCACAAGTTGCAGTTTCAAATCCTGATTTATATTCACAATATCTGAACGAGAAAGGCGCTTAAATCGTGGCATACGAAATAAGTAATTATTCGGTCAAGGTCACTCTCGAAGCAGCAGCAGACCTTTCAGCATTGCAATATACTTTCGTAAAATTAGATTCAAGTGGTAAAGCAGCAGCAGTTTCGGCTACTTCTGACACAGCAATCGGTATATTACAAAATGACCCAACATCAGGACAGGAAGCAGAAGTTCTTGTCGTTGGTGGCTCAAAATTAGTTGCAGGAGGCGCAGTCACAGAGGGTGCGCTTGTTGGAACTTCAGCAGCAGGAAAAGGTTCAGCACTAACACCATCTGGAACAGCAGGAGCATCAATTCCTCGTTTCTTCGGTGTAGCACTAACCGAAGCCTCTGCAGCAAATGAATTATTTACAATAGTTGTAAATTGCGCTACCCCAGCAAAAGCGATATAAGGAGTTAATTAAAAATGGCACAACCAACATTAAATGATGTGCATGTTGATGCGATTCTTACTAACATTAGTGTCGCCTACATGCAAAACCGTGATAACTTTATCGCAGATAAAGTTTTCCCAATCATTCCAGTAGACAAGAAGAGCGACAAGTTCTTCGTTTACACCAAGAATGATTGGTTCAGAGATGAAGCACAAAGAAGAGCACCAGCAACCGAATCTGCTGGTGGAGGTTACAATCTTTCAACAGACACTTATAGTGCAGATGTTTTTGCATTCCATAAGGATGTTCCAGACCAGATTGTTGCCAACGCTGATGCACCTCTAAACCCACTTCGTGAAGCATCAGAATTTGTAACTCACAGATTATTACTCCGTAGAGAATTACAATTCGTAACTGATTTCATGAGCGCAGGAATTTGGGGTACAACCATTGCAGGTACAGCAGGAACAGCCACTTCAGGTCAAACTGCAACCCAATGGAGCAATTACACTTCTTCAGACCCAATTGAGGACATTGAAGAAGGTAAAGCAGACATCTTGGCAAGCACAGGTATGGAAGCAAACACTCTCGTATTAGGTTATGAAGTGTTCCGTCAACTAAAGAATCACCCAGATTTAGTTGACCGTATCAAGTACACCTCTTCACAAACAATCACAGCCGACATGATGGCTGCAATGTTTGACATTCCTCGCGTAATTGTTTCTAAAGCAATTAAAGCAACGAATGCTGAAGGTGCTACCCAAGCGTACTCATTTGCAACAGGCAAAACAGCCTTGCTTGCACATGTTGCACCAAATCCGGGCTTAATGACCCCTTCTGCTGGTTACACCTTCTCATGGACAGGTGTTTCTGGTGGATTAGGTCAAGTTATCGGAACTTCACAATTCCGTATGGATTCAATCCGTGCATCCAGAGTTGAAGCAGAAATGGCATTCGATAACAAAATTATCGGTACTGACCTTGGCTACTTCTGGAACAACATTGTTGCTTAATCAGTAACTAAAATTATGGGGGTAGGCAGAAATGCTTACCCCCTTATTTAATAGAGGAGAATTTTAATGGGCATGTATGTTCAATGGAAAGACGATAAGAATAAACAATCTTTCAAACCAAAAGTTTGGACACCCATGCTTTTTGATGGTAAAGATGCTATCAACCCAACCGAAGATGGTCATTGTTTTTGGGAAGCACAACTTCATTTAAGTTTACCTAAAACTGGTCGCCCAACCTATGTCAAAATAAATTTTGCAAGAGATTACAAGGGCAAGAACGACACCACAGGAACAAACACTTACGCAGTTCCAGATAATGTGGAATCAATTCAATTTACTTTATCTTGGTTTTTCAACGCTAAAATAGGAACACCGATTTCTTGCATGGTTTACCACAATGGTGCATCAGCAATCGAATCTCCTATTCGTCAGTTCAAAGGATTGATTCTGTAATGACTTTCACATACTCAGGTACACCATC